AGATATGTTTTGCCTTGTTGCCTTGCCTATTAATAAGGTTTTTTTTATTCCTTATACAGAAGATGGAAACCAAACAGAGTATGCAAAGACAGCAAAAAAATTAAAAGAGATTGACTCAAAAGAGTCTTTGATTAAAACTTTACTAACAATAAATAAAATACCAGAATTAGAGCCTTTAAATGACCTTACAGAAAGCAGTATTTAACCCAGGTATCAACAGAGAAGGTACCGATTATAGTAACGAAGGCGGTTGGTTTGACGTCAACTTAGTTCGTTTTAGAAAAGGATATCCAGAAAAATTTGGCGGATGGACCAAAAATACTCCTAATAGTTTTCTTGGAACTTGCAGAGCTTTGCATCCTTGGGTTGCTTTAGAAGGAACTAAATACTTAGGACTTGGTACCACTTGGAAATATTATATAGAAGAAGGTTCTAACTTTAACGACGTTACGCCTATAAGAACTACTACAGCAGCAGGAGATGTTACCTTTGCCGCAACAGATGGATCTTCAACTATTACTGTAAGTGATACTGCGCATGGCGCAGTTAAAAACGATTTTGTTACGTTTTCAGATGCAGTAAGTTTAGGTGGCAATATAACAGCGGACGTTTTAAACCAAGAATATCAAATAGTATCAGTAACAACCGACACTTATACCATCACAGCTAAAGATACTAACGGCGATACTGTAACAGCAAACTCAAGTGATACAGGAAATGGAGGCTCAAGTACTGTAGGAACTTACCAAATAAACGTAGGACTGGATGTATATATACCTGGTACTGGTTGGGGCTTAAACGGTTGGGGCGAGGGAACCTTTGGTTCTGCTACAGCTTTATCTGTAATAAACCAGCTAAGACTTTGGACGCATGATCACTTTGGCGAAAACCTAATAATGAATGTTAGAGGCGGTGGTATCTATCAATGGACAGAAAATAATGGTACCGATACTAGAGCTGTAGACATGTCTAGTATATCAGGAGCTAACTTGGTTCCAACCGTAGGCTTACAAGTTATTACTTCTGAAAAAGACAGGCATTTAATTGTATTAGGAGCAGATCCTTTAAATGATGCAGGTACAGCTAGAACCGGTACAGTAGATCCGATGCTTATAGCTTTTTCTGATCAAGAAGATAATTTACAGTTTGAGCCTTTAATTACTAATACTGCTGGTTCGTTAAGACTATCATCTGGCTCATCTATTATTGGAGCTGTTAAATCAAGGCAAGAGATACTTGTATGGACCGATACTGCTTTATATAGTATGCAGTTTGTTGGACCGCCATTTACTTTTGCAGTAAACCTAGTAAACGAAGGAACAGGACTGGTTGGACCTAAAGCAGCAGTAACAGCGCCTTCAGCTATTTACTGGATGGGTTACAATAATTTTTATAGCTATAACGGTAGCGTTCAAACCATACCTTGTAACGTTCATAATTACGTGTTCAACGATATTAACTTAGTACAGTCATTTAAAATAAACGCTTTTACTATTGCTGATAAAAACGAAGTAGGTTGGTTTTATTGTTCTTCTAGCAGCGACGAAATAGACAGATATGTTATTTATAACTATATGGAAAACCTTTGGACGTATGGCCAACTAAGCAGAACGGCTTGGCTAGATGCTGGTATAGAAAACTTTCCAAGAGCAGTAAACGGCGGATATTTATATCAACAAGAAATAGGATTTGACGCAGACGGATCGCCGATGACTAACGTTTTTATAGAAAGTTCTGACTTTGATATAGGCGAGGGCGATCAATTTACTTTTATACGAAGAATTATTCCTGACTTTAAATTTATAGAAAACGAAAATAACGGCTCGATTAATATTGTTGTTAAAACCAGAAACTTTCCTGGAGATTCTTTAACAACTAACTCAACAAACGAAATAAGCGAAACAACGCAACAAGCGTATGTTAGAGGCAGAGCAAGACAAATGGTATTGCGCTTTGAGTCAAACGACGACGCTGATAACGACGGTAACTTAGGTATTGGTTGGAGATTGGGGGCGACCAGAATAGATATAAAACCTGACGGTAGAAGATGAGCAAACTCTTACAAACTCAACTACCGATTGCTACAGGCGAATATGTGCCAGCTTCTGTTTTTAATAGACTTATAAGAATTTTAGAGATAAACTTAGGATCAGTAGATCCAGATAATACGATACAATTGTCGACTACTGAACGTGATTCTTTGAATTTTAATCAAGGCACGCTAATATTTAATACAACAACAGAAACGCTACAAGTATTTGACGGGACTGAGTTTATTGATTTAACGAGCCATCGCACTTACTTAACAGGAGTTTCTGCTACATCAGCGTTAGGAAGCGTAACAGTTTCAACGCCTTAACATATGGAACAACATGCTAGCAGAAAAAATATATTTAGAAGAACAACAATACAAGCTTAAAAATCTATTACTCGCATATCCGTCTGATTGGTTTTTAAACAAAGAAACCCTAGAAAAAGCCAAAGCATCTCTTCCAAATATCGTAGACTTTTATAAGAGTATGGGAGTTAGTAACCCAGAAGATAATCCTTTAACAAGCGTTATATCAGAGCCTTTAAAAGAGGTATATACCGTTCCTTTGTTTTCAGAAAAGTTTTGCCAAATATTGTTAGATGAAATAAATAATATGCAAGAACATTTTTCATTTTGCCCGAATCCAGAAGAAGACGAACTTAGACAAATACCAGAAATAGTTTTAAGTGAAAAATGTCCAGAGTTATACAACTCTTTGCTACACGTAGTTCAATCTTTTATTAATCCAATCTTATTAACGATATGGAACCGCCACGTTACAGGTGGCAATATACAGATAGCAAATTATAATTTAAAGAATAAAAAACAAGGTGCTTGGCACCACGACGCCAGTTCAGATGTTAGTATTGTAGTACCTTTAAATACAGGCGATTACAAAGGCGGCGGAACAGAATTTTTAAACAGGGGAGTCGTAGAGCCTTTACCGACAGGTAGCGGTCTAATATTTCCTAGCTATACTCATATGCATCGAGGTTTAGCAGTTGAGGAAGGCAATAGATATTTATTGGTTTTTTGGCTTAATTCTGAGGAAGAATCAATTAACAGTAAAGAAAATTAAGGTTACAATAGTATGATGAATAAAATAGACAATAGCGGACAAGGATTAGCAAAACTAGGTAGAGACGAAGACCAATATATGGCTCACGTCGCCCAAGGCGAAATGGTCGTACCACCTATCATCTCTCCAGAAACAAGAGCTCGTATAGAGGCTGAGATGAAGGCTGTAGGCCTATCTCCGGATGAATATACTGTTGGCGCAGGTATGTCTATAAATCCTATTACAGGAATGCCAGAGTTTGGTTGGCTAAAGAAAACATTTAAGTCTGTAAAGAAAGTTGTAAAGAAAGTTGCACCTATTGCAATAAATTTTATACCAGGAGTTGGACCGGTAGCTAAGGCTGCTTTAACAGCAGTAGCGGGTAAAGCATCTGGATTATCTACAAAAGAAGCCTTGCTTGGAGGCGCTTTAAGTTTTGCTGGCGGTAAACTATTTGGAGGAGCTGGTAGCGCAGCTACTGGAGCTGCAGATGCTGCTAAAGGAAATATATTTCAAAGACTTAAAAGCGGTATAGGAAGCTATTTTAATCCTGCAGAAGGAACCAAGGGTATATTTGGAGGAACTATTGGACCAGGTATAAGAAGAGGTATAGGCAGCCTATTTGGCGGAGGAATGGGCCAACAGCCTACGCAAGTTTTAGATGAAGCAGGAAACCCTACAGATTTATATCAATTACCAGATGGTAGACAATTAACAACCGAACAAATGATTGCTGAAGGTTATTTAGATCAATCTGGAAATGTTATTACATCTCAGCCCTCAGGGCAGTTTATGGATGGTAAAAGTTTAAGTCAATTTTTAAGTGCTAAATTTTTACCTCAAAGCGTTGAAGATGCTCTAGGTACAGGCCCAGGAGGCGGAGGCTTAGGCAGTCTTATTGGCGGAGCAGGAGGCGGCGGAATGGGCGGAGGCTTAGGCGCAGCTGCACTCGCTGGATTGCTTGGTAAAGTAACCTACGAATCAGCCAAAGAAAGAATGGGTGGTTTGGCTGAAACTCCAGCCGTAACGATGGATGCCCTTGGCAGA